GTCGAGGACGAGGTGCCAGAGGTGCCTGACGATCCGGTGACGAAGACGGGCGACCTGATCGTGCTGGGCGACCATCGGTTGCTGTGTGGTGACTGCCGAGACCCCAAGGACATGGCGAAGCTGGTGGCAGGCGCAGAGGTGAACGTAGCCATCACCTCGCCCCCATACGCTAGCCAGCGAAAGTATGATGAGGCGACAGAGTTCAAGCCGATACATCCAGACGAGTATGTTGAGTGGTTCAAGTCGGTGCAGGAGAACGTAGCCAACCATCTGGCCGATGACGGTTCGTGGTTCGTCAACATCAAAGAGCACTGCGATGACGGTCAGCGATCGCTATACGTGAAGGATCTGACGCTGGCGCATGTGCGGCAATGGGAGTGGTTGTTCGTCGATGAGTACGCATGGACGCACGGTGGAACGCCGAAGGCTGTGATCAATCGGTTCAAGAACGGATGGGAACCGATATTCCACTTTGCGCGGGATCGTGGACACAAGTTCCGACCGGACTCGGTCACTCATCCGACCGATCGTGCTGTATTAGGATTCAAGGCCGATGGTCGCCATCCAGCGGATCAGAAGTTACAATGCAACAAGCAGTCAATGACCGACATGCAAGGTCTCGGCGACGGTGTAGGGGCAGACGCAGCGGGAACGGTTGGCCATGGCTACGCATACCCGTCGAACGTACTCAGCCTCGGGTTCAACAGGGAAGCGTTGGGACACGCTGCCGCGTTCCCGATGGGTCTCCCGTCGTTCTTCATCAAGGCGTACACAGACAAGGCCGACACTGTGTTCGACCCGTTCATGGGCAGTGGCACCACATTGATCGCAGCCGAGCAACTAGGCCGGAAGTGCTACGGCATGGAGATCAGTCCTGCCTACTGCGACGTGATCGTCAAGCGGTGGGAGAATCTCACCGGCAAGAAGGCTACCCGTGGCAAGTAAGCGCAAGGCCAAGAAGGCACCGACCAAGAAGGTGGGGCGCCCGCGTTCGGAGATGACCGAGGAAGTCATCGATGCAATCATCCGCACAGTCGGCCTCGGCGTGTGGCCTGACCGGGCTGCGCAGATCCATGGCGTGAACCCGGCGACCATGCGCAAGCACAAGCAGAGGCACCCGGATTTTGTCACGGCTTTAGAAAAGGCAGAGGCAACCGCCGAGTCGGCGTTCATGGCTAAGATCCTGCGCCATACAGAGAAGCAGTGGACGGCGGCCGCCTGGATGCTCGAGCGACGATGGCCTGACAGGTGGGCAAAGCGCGAGGTGATACTGGACGCCCAGGACGTGGAGCCGGATCCGCGCTTTGACTAAGACCTCCACCAAACCCTTCTGGCGCACCGATGATCCCGAGCTGGATGCCTCGGGCATGGTGACGCGGGGCGGCATGTGGCCACACCAGCGCGAGTGGTGGAACCTGCCCAACTTCACCAAGGCGCTAGTGACAGGCTACGGCGGAGGCAAGACCATCATGCTCGGCAAGCGCATGATCTACCTGGCACTCGTCAACCACCCGGTGCCGGTGATGACCGTTAGCCCTACCTACCCGATGGCAGAGGCCACCATCGTCGAGACCATCGTCGAACTGCTCGACGGCAAATGCACACAGGAACCACACATGCGGTTCCACCTGGTGAAAAAGAACCCGTTTCGGTTCACCATCACCAACAAGGGCACATACGCACGCATCTGGTGCTACTCAGGCGAGAAACCCGAACGCCTCAAGGGTCCGAACATTGCGGCGGCGGGCATCGACGAACCGTTCATCCAACACGCCGAGGTCTATAACCAGGTTATCGCTCGAGTGCGGCACCCGCTGGCCAAGCGTAAGGAGATCGACATAACGGGAACCCCCGAGGGCGTCACAGGCTGGGGTTTCGAGCTGTGCGAAGGTGAGGCCGGAACCAAGCAGGACGTGGGATTCGTGCAGGCGTCAACGACCGCGAACCGTGCGCTGACACCGGACTACGTCGAGCGCATGAACGCGGCCTATGACCCCGAGTCGTTGAAGGCATACCGCGATGGCCTGTTCGTCAACATGAGCCAGGGTCGGGTCTACCACAGCTTCGACAGCACGCTCCACGTCAGGGACGAGAAAATGCCGCAAGGCGCGGAACTGTGCGCGGGTATGGACTTTAACGTCGACCCGATGGCCTACGTGGTGTTCTGGCGCAAGGGCGACCGGATCCACTTCGTGGCCGAGTACGAGAAACCCAACTGTGACGCCGAGCAGGCAGCGGCCTACCTGCGGGCAGCACACCCAACCGTCCGCAAGATATACCCCGACAGCAGTGGCTCGCAGCGATCCCATGCCGGCGGCGGCGGTCGCTCTGCCCACACCTATCTGCGCGAGGCAGGCTACGAACTCGTCGGGCGCCCTACTAACCCCCGGATCCATGACCGCGTTAACGCAGTCAACGGAGGGTTTCGGCACGGTCGGGTAACTGTCGCTAAAGAGTGCAGGCGGCTACGGTCATATCTGCTGGCCCTCACGCACAAGGACAGCAACAAGCAAAGCCACAAGGACATGGGGCACTTGCTCGACGCTTTCGGTTATCCTGTCGCGTATCTGTTCCCTGTGGACCGGCAAAGTGCAACCCTAATGGCCTTTCGACAATGACAATTCAGCACAAAGAATACACGGCGATGGCGCCCCTCTGGCAGAAGGTGCGCGACGTGGTGGCCGGCGAGCCTGCGGTGAAGGCGCGAACCACGACCTACCTGCCCCGCCTGGCGTCGCAGCTTGACGCGGGGAACGAGTACGCCACCGAGAGCTATAACAACTACCTGGCGCGGGCCGACTTCTACTCTGCGGCAGGGCGCACGGTCCAGGGACTCGTGGGCGCCATCATGTCAAAGGATGCAGCAGTCGAGGGAGTGCCCGACGCCGATCTGCTCGACATCCAAGACGCCATCGGGATCAACCACGAGAGCGCGGACAGCCTGATAATGGAGCAAGTAGCCGAGGCTGTAAGCGTGGGGCGCTATGGTCTGCTGCTCGACAAGGGCGACGATCCCGACGCCAAGCCCTACCTGGTGATCTACAAGGCCGAGGCCATAGTGTTCTGGGCGACCGAGTCGGTAGCCGGGCGTGAGACTCTAACCAGGGTCTGCATCTCGCAGGCGATCGAGACCTCTGACCCCGACGACCCGCTAGGCATCAAGACCAAGACCGAGAACCAACTACTGGTTCTGCGCCTTGGTGCGGTGCCGATGCAGTGGGAGAACCTGCCAGGCTTTGAAGGCTTCGCCGGCAAGCGAGGCGACGATCTGGTCTACTGGCAGGAGGTGTGGATCGAGAAGGGAGACCCGACGGGTTCCAAGTCCTACGGCAAGCAACCGGCCACGATCAAGGTGCCCACCAAGAACGGCGGGCGCTACTGGGCCGAGATCCCGATGGACATCGTTAACGCCGTGTCCGGCATTAAGCCAGGCGTCGAGATCCCGCCGATGCTTGCCCTGTGCAATAAACTGCTGGCGCACTATCGGGGCAGCGCGGACTTGGAACTCGGTCGGCACATGACGGCGATCCCCCAGCCATACCTGACCGGATACACGCCAGCGGACAAGAGCGAGCGACTGGTGATGGGCTGCGGCTATGCCTGGGCACTGCCTGACCCGTCGTCGAGCGTGGGGTTTCTAGAGTTCTCGGGCGCTGGTCTGGGGCACATCGCGGACGGTCAGAAGGACAAGAAAGCCGAGGCGGCCGTGCTCGGTGCCCGGATGCTCGAGGAGCAGTCGGCTGGCGTCGAGGCCATGGGCACGGTCAAGCTCCGGCAGTCGGGCGACCGTAGCGTTCTCAAGACCGTGGCGCTCAACGTGTCTCAAGCAATGACGCGGGGCATCCAACGGTACCTGAGTTGGGAGCACACCGCATACGAGACCGAGGAGTCGCTGCGCGAGGTGAGCTACGAACTGGTCTGTGACTTCGACGCGAGCAGGCTAGACCCGGCCGAGTTGGCCTCGATGACGCAGGCGCTACAGGAGGGCACCATGTCGTGGGATACGTTCGCCTTCAACATGCGGCGCGGCGAGATGCTTCCGCCAGGCGTCACCGACGACGAGGAGCGCGAGCGTATCCAGATGGGCGCCCCCGGTCGCAGTCGCAAGGACGAGGCCACAATGCTGCAAGCCGATGTCCGAGAGGGACGTATAGCGACGGAGACCTACCTCGAGTCGTTGCAGAAACTGGGCTACCTGGCCGACGTTGACATCGCGGCCGAGTCCGACAAGGTCTACGAGCAGAAGGCGAAGTCCGCCGAACTCCAGATGCAGACGTTTAGCCAGGCCCGCTTTGGGGAGGGCATCCCCGAGCCAGAGGCCCAGCCAGAAGGTGAGGGCGAGGCGACGTAGTGGCCCTATCCGCCAAGGCCAGAGCAGACATCCGGCGCCGGCTACGTCAGCGGGCCGACGAGTTCCTGCAACGGTTCTACAGGCACGACACGCTCACGGCCCGAGCTGTGCGCGGTGTCGAACTCGAGATAGCGCAGCAGTTCCGGCGCGAGGTGGCGCGACCGTTGGTGGCGTCGATCGCGGCCGGCCTGGCCAACTTCACAGAGCGGGGGCAGGATATTACGCCCGACAACTCTCCGGAGCTGCGCGCCCTGATCCGCGAGAGCGAAGCCATAGTCGAGCGTGGCGTCGCTACGGTGCGCAGGTTGGCCCGTGAGCGTATGCAGGACATCGGCGACGCGGAGGCTGAGTTCGTCGCTGAGAACGCAAGCAAGACGGTAGACAAGGACGTAGGGGGCAAGGTCAAGCCGAAGGACGTAGCCAAGAAGCCATTCTTGGGTGACAAGCACGAACGCTGGTTTGCCAAGATGCTAACGGGACCGACCGCCGACGCCGTGCGCCAGAGGATCACGCTCGGTATCCAGCAAGGTCTGACAGTTGACCAGTTGGTCAGCAGCATACGGGGCAGCGCAACGCAGCCGGGTGTGCTCGCAGCAGGAGAGCAGGCGGTGGCTACCCTGGTCCGCACGGCCTCGACCAGCGCGAGCAGTCAGGCACGGGTGGAGGCATTCGAGGCGTTGGGCGTCGAGCGGTGGCGGTTCATCGCGACACTAGACAACAAGACGAGCGTCATCTGCGCAGCCAACGACGGGAAGACGTTTCCCGTAGGGGAGGGACCGATGCCCCCGCTGCACCCGAACTGTCGGTCGACGGCGGTGCCGGACTTCGGAGACAAGCCCGCCGGCACCCGCGCCAGCATCGACGGCCAGGTGCCCGCGTCGCAGGATTACGCCGTATGGCTGGCCAAGCAGTCAAATGCTGAACAGGATCAGGTGCTAGGCACGACCAAGGCCAAGGCGTGGCGAACGGGCCAACTGACCCTGAAGCAGATGCTCGGGCGCGATCTGCAACCGTTGACACTGGCAGAGCTGCGCAGGCTCGATAGACTTTAGTCATGCTCAAAAAGCGATACACCTCACAGGATGACATCCCCGAAGCCGCGAAAGCGTTCTACACCAAGGCCGATAGCGGCGACTGGATCCTCGACCTTGAGGGCGAGGACAATACCGACAAGGGCAAGGTGGCCGAGTTTCGGCAAAAGAACATCGAGCTAATCGAGCGCGATAAAGCCATCACCGCCAAGCTCGCGGCCTTCGATGGCGTCGACCCCGAGACCGTCAAGCGGGCACTGGCGTCGCTATCCAAGCAGCAGGACGAGCAAGTCGCGGGCATGATGAAGCGCGGCGAGTTCGACAAGGTGCTCGAGATGGAGAAGGGACGACTGGCTCAGTCACACCAGGCGCAACTCGACGCCCTGCAAGGTGAGCGCAACGCCTTTGAGACCAAGGCCAAGACCCTCGGCGGGCGGTTCGGGGACATCCTGCTAGCGCAAAAGATCGACGAAGCCATGACCTCCAAGAAGCTACGGCCCCACGCCAACGCACGGGCAGACCTCATGGCGAGAGCGAAGCTGGTCTTCAGCATCAACGACGCGGTCGACGACATCACTCCATCCGAGGGCGTGTACGACGCCAAGGGCAAACCCTACACGGCGGCGAGCTGGCTAGATGTCCAGGTGGCACAGGCCGGGCACCTATTTGAAGGCGGCACGGGCGGCGGCGCTGGTCGCAGTGGCACGGGCAACGCGGGCAAGGCGTTGTATAATCGGGACGACTTCCAGTCAGACCCGGAAGGGTTCGCCAAGGTGTCGGCTGAGATCAACGACGGCAAGGCAGCCTGGCAGGAATAGACGAACATGAAAGTCATCAGCAAACGATGGAACCCCGACCGGCGCGATATCGTGCTCGATCTTCCCAAGGGTTCACGCCTTCTGACCGTCCGCATGTCCCCCAACGGTGACTGCCAGGCGGCCTTTGCCGTGCCTGACCAGGAGACGGACCTAGCGCCCTACCCCATGGCGATGTGCGTCGAGACCGAGGGCAGGCTAGAAGGTGTGCCCGACGATTGGCAGCACGTTGGCACCTGGACATACGCAAGCGGCAAGGTCTGCCACGCCTTCCAGCCTGTGGCAAAGTCCAAGCGTGGGCGCCCTGCCGGGGCCAAGAACAAGCCCAAGGGCGGCACGGTTGACAGCAAAAGTCCCGCCGACTAGAGTTCTGCCTTGTAGCCCAGCATGTCTGCCGGTTGTCGGTTGGCCTGAGCTACTCGCGCAGCGGTAGACGTTGCAGGCTGGCGGCGCCGGCTTGACCCGTCTGACCTTCTGTTGTCGTGTGGCGGTGCTGCATGGCTGCCCCCGGTGGGGGTTCTCGCGACAAACGCTAGAGAACCCAACCCGAGAGAGGCGGCACCTACGACGTGCCGACAGAGATGGCGAACGTCTATACCGCAATTGTCCAAGACTTGACCGGCGCAATGCTAACCACCCTTCGCGCTAACAGCGTGATGCCGCGCCTGGTGAACACGGACTACTCCCCGATCGCAGCCGAACCGACCACGAAGATTCGTGTTCCTACGACCCCTGCCGCAACGGTCGAGGCCGTGACCGCATCCGTCGCAGCTCCTGCGAACAACGACACCACCTACCCCGGCGTCGATGTGACCCTCGACCAGTGGTTCAAGTCGGACTTCTACTTGACCGACAAGGACAAGGCCGAGATCGGCGTCGGCATCATCCCGAAGCGTGCCATGGCGTCGCTGGCTGCTGTCATTGACCACACCGACGCGGCCATCTTCACCGCCGGCAAGAACTACGCGAGCCGCGCAATCGGCACCGCAGGCACCACCCCGTTCGCTTCGCTGGCCTTGGCTACGGATGCCATGACGCAGCTCAGCGTTAACAAGGCGCACAAGGCCGACCGGCACGTCGTGACGGATCCACTCGGTGCGGCGAATGTTCTCACCCTCGGCACGTTCTCGGAGAACACGTTCGTCGGTGATGTTTCCGCGATGACTGACGGCGCCTTTAACGGCAACCGTCGTATCGGTGCGCAGTGGTGGGAGAACCAGAACGCTGGCATCACGCACACGGCGGGCACGGCAAACGCGAGCTATGACCTGAACGGTGCGGCGGCAATCGGTGACACGACGATTGCCATCGACACGGGTTCGGGCACCATCCTCGCGGGTGATGTCGTGACCTTCGTCGGTGACACGCGGCAGTACGTGGTACTGAGTTCGGTCGGCGGCGGCACAGTTACCTCGATCACGATCGGGGCGCCTGGCCTGCAAACGGCCATCGTAAACGGTGCCGACGTTGCTGTTATCAGCACGACCAGCACCCACACCGTGAGCGGCCTGGCGTTCCAACGCGAGGCTATCGTCTTCGCTTCGCGTCCGTCGATGCCTTCGGCAGCGTCCGCGACCATCCAGGCGATGAGCGACCCGGTCTCGGGTCTGTCTCTAACGATGGAAGTCGTCCGCCAGAACTACCAGGACAAGTGGAGTCTGTCGGTGATGTACGGCGTCGGTGGTGTGCAGTCGGAAGGCATCATCCAAGTTCTGGGCTAACCCCAAGGACTTAACCGCACGGACTCCTAGCGGGGTCTGTGCGTCCACCTGATCTCTGGAGTTGAGCAATGGCGACCCTCGTAGTCGAAGACGGCAGCGGCATAGCGAACGCGAACAGTTACACCTCGGTCTCGTTCTCTCTCGCGCACTTCGACAACAGGGCAAACCCGGCTGCGTGGAGTGGTGCGGCTACGGCGGTACAGGAGGCGGCGCTGCGCCAGGCGACGTTCTACCTCGAGGACGTGTATGGTGCCAACTGGCGAGGTGCTAAAGCATCCGAGGCGCAGGCACTCTCCTGGCCCCGCTCTGGCGTCACCGATGGCGACACGGGGTTCGGCTACGACAGCGACGAGATACCTACGCGGCTACAAGAGGCCGTCTGTGAGTTGGCGTTGCGCGTTGTCGACGGCGACACCCTCAACCCGGACGTGGCAGTCGGCGCGGCTGGCGTGACTACTTCGGCCGTATCCATCGGGTCGGTGTCCATCAGCGAATCGTACGCGGGGTCGTCGAGCACTGCGCCGAGGTTTCCCGAGGTACACCAGAAGCTGCGCCCCCTGCTGGCCGTGTCTAGTGCCATCGCCATGAGGGTCGGACGGTGACGGCACTGTCGGACAAGATAGCCGGCAAGGTCGGCACGGCGTTCACCAAGCTCGCCCTATCGGGGTCGGTGCAAACGGGCGTCGGTACTGGATCACCTGTGACTACGGCCGCTCTCCTGGTAGGCCCGGTTAACGACATCGAACGCTATACAGCAACCGGCGCGGCAACCATGGGCGCGGCCACTTTCTACGTGCAAGCCTCTGGGCTGCCCGCTGTGCCACGCAACGGCGACAAGGTCATCTTCGACAGTAAGAACTACCAGATTGCCGAGGTGTCAAAGGATGGTGTCCAGGGCGTGGACTTGGTCTACACGCTCGACGTGACGGAGATCGGGAATGCCTAAGCCCGCCGAGTTCCGACTGAGTCTGCTCAAGTTCGTCAAGGATGAGGTGCCGAAGCACTTCGTCGAGATCCAGCGCAAGATCATGGCTGAGCTATTGACGATGATCGTGCAGGCCACGCCGGTCGGCAATAACACGCGATGGAAGCACAACATGATCCGGGCGCAGAAGGGTCTCCCACCACTGCCCAAGGGATACGTCGGTGGTCATGCTCGCAAGAACTGGCAGGTCACGATCGGGTCGAACACGGCGGTCATCAAGCCAGGCGTCGATAGCACCGGGCAGGGCGCACTCAGCGAGGGGTACCGCATCATCGGAGACATCCGGCAGCCTGTGGTGGGATACATCACGAACCCCCTGCCCTACATGCAACCACTCGAGGAAGGGCACTCCAAGCAGGCGCCGGCCGGCATGGTGCGTAATGCCATCGCTGCGATAACCACCAAGTACGGAGGCGCCAAGTAATGGCCAACCAAGCGGGCATCCTCCAGGCAGTGCGCGATCGTTTCGATACGCTCGTGGCAACGCCTAACACGTTGCAGACGATCCACGACAACGAACAGGATACGGGCACCCGTGAACAAGAACGGTGCCGGTTCACTGTGCGGGTCGACGGTAACGACCAGGTCGCCATGGGCGTAGCCCGCTACCGCACGACCGGGGTTGCGATGGCATACCTAACTACGCCATCGGCCAAGACTGACGGTGATGCCCGGATGATGGTACTCGCCGACCTGGTTGTAACAGCATTCCGGGGCGCGAAGATCGCTAGCCCGGACATCACCTTTACGCCTGCGCCGGGAGTCGTCGGCCTGGCAGAGCAAGACGAGGCACTTTGCAAGCGCACGGTGCGGATTCCCTTTCGGGCCGATGAGGTTTAGCCATGAGCGATAGCAACAGATTACGGGTGTCCATCGTGCCAGAGAGCACGCCAGGCACGACCCCAACGAACCCCGGATGGATGATCCTACAAACAACGGGGCAGTCGATGCGCGACCGTGTGGGATACCAGCAGTCGCAGACCATCAACAACGACAGGAACGTGCAAGACCTGATCCGGCTCAGTAAGTCGGCGGGCGGCGGCATCCCGATGGAGCTAACGCACTCGCCCATCGACGAGGGACTCGAGCGACTCATCGAGGCGGCGTTGTCAACGACCGAGACGGTGCTGGACAACACGTTCGGATCCCCTGCGATCAACAACGGGGCCAAGACTCTCGACGGCACCTACACGTCAGGCGTCGAGGTTGGTGACATCATCCGGGTATCCGGTGCCACCGCCGCCGCCGACAACGGATACTTCCGGGTGACGGTCGTCGCGTCTGGGTTGCTGACTGTTGCGAAGGATGCCAACTTCGCGGCCGACGAGGCCGTGACGGTGACACGCGGCGCACGCTACAAGAACGGAACGGACGAGAAGCACTTCTCGATCGAGGTAGCTCGGCTCGACCTACAGGTTGCGCAGGTATTCTCCTTCTGCACGGTTAACGGCATGGACTTCAGCGTTGCCGATGGCGCCATTACGGGCGTCAACTTCAGCTTCGAGGCTGCGACATCTACTCGGTATGCCACGAACAACGGCACGGCGGACAAGTTCGGACCAGGCAGCCCGACCTACGGCATCCCGTCAACTCGTCCGGTACTCGACTCGATCGGCGTGCCTCAGATCCGCGCAGAGGGCACGGCCTACGCTGCCAAGTCGATCAACATGGCGATGATGAACAACATCGCGCCGCGCACGCAGGTCGGAACCCTCGGCACGCAGTCGATGCGGTTCGGGGAGTTCGGCGCCTCGGGACGGGTGAGCGCATTCCTAGAGGACTTCACCGCGCTAACGGCCTACGCGAACAACACGTCGAGCAACCTGTGGCTGGTCATGGAAGACAGCAGCGGGCGGGGGTGGTCTATCTCATTCCCCGAGATCAAGTACAGCGACGCCGCCGCAGACGTGAGCGGCAGCAATACCGACGTTCTCGAGGAACTCTCGGTAACTGCCTACAAGGATCCGGTCGAAGCCTGCACCGTGCGCCTACAGAGGTGGGACTAGTGACGCTTGACCTGGCTGGGGTGAAACTTGACGTGCAGAAGCTCGACGAGGGGTGCTGGTGGCACATTCGCATGGAGGGTGGCGTAATCGTCGGAGATCCGGTTGGTGCTATGCCCGTCGATGCTCCTGGCGTTCTCGTGGTTCCTACGCACGCCGGCTTCGAGCGTCAAGTCGACCGCGAGCGTGAACCGCACGTTGCACAGCTACGGCGCGACGACCTCCCCGACGCAGACCGCGACCGGTTAATCGGTGAGATCAACGGCAAGGCTGCGGCTATAAAACTGCTGCGCGACTGGCGGAACCTGTCGTTCGGCGGTGACGTTGTCCCCTATTCCGAGGCCAAGGCGACCGAACTCCTAGCTATGCGCGAGTGGCGCAACCTGCTCGACTTCGTCATCGTGGCCGCCAGTCAGCG